GATTCACTTAGCTTTGCGGGAGCAGCAGCGGCTGGTGGTAAACTAGATGTTGGTTATGCAGACCTAGTGTCAGGCGTAGCTTTTGTTGATACTGATGGTTTTGCTGACAACTTAGCAGCAGATGCTACACAAGGTAATATTCAACCGGGTGCAGCTACAGACGGTAATGCTCTTGGGATATTAGAAATGACCCAAGATGTTAAAATCGTTGCTGGTGTTGCAGCGGCTGGTACAGCTGGTACTTTAAGCGGAACTATTTTTTACCATATGGTAGATGATGGTGAGCAATCAAACTCAGGTACTGACGGCTTAACAGCGTAACTTTAAAATAAATTAGGGGCCTTCGGGCCCCTAAGTATAGGAGAAAATATTATGGGCGGAGGATCATTTACATCTGATCAAGTCGTAAAACACGCAGCAGCGACTGGTACTTTATATACCGGACGTTCTAGAGTCACATCTATTACTTGTGCAGGTATTGCTAATAGCACCCTTACACTTAGAGACGGTGGCGGATCAGGAACAGTAATAGCTGTATATAAATTTGGAACAGAAGGACTAAGTGTTTTTGTACCAGGTAGTGGAATTTTATTTAAGACAGATGTTCACGCAACAATTACAGCTAATGCTAATGCAGGGGTTACTGTTACATTAACAACGTAAGGGAGATATAAATGGCGACATCAGGAACTAACGTTTTTGAGAAAACGCTTTATATCGACGAAGTTATCGAAGAAGCTTATGAGCGAATCGGTATGGTCAATGTAAGCGGTTATCAAGCAAAATCAGCAAGACGTTCATTGGACATTATGTTCCAAGAATGGGCTAATAGAGGTTTGCACTATTGGGAGATAGCAAACACTTTAATTAACCTTGTTCAAGGCCAATCAGCTTATGTTTTCTACAGAGCATCAAGTGATGGAACATCTTCTCCAGTATTAAATCCTGATAATTCTACTACACTATATGGTGTAGACGACATACTAGAATCTGCATACAGACGAAACAATGGCACAACAAGTCAAGCTGATTCTGCTTTGACTAAGATATCTCGATCAACTTACAACGGGTTATCTGCTAAACTAAATCAATCAACACCTTCACAGTATTACGTACAAAGATTTACTGACAATGTAACTTTTAATGTTTACCCAACACCAGATGCAACTGCAGCTAATAACTTTATTTTTATGTATTATGTAAAACGTATTCAAGACGCTGGCGACTATAGCAACGTAACTGATGTACCTTATCGTTTTGTACCTTGCATGATTGCAGGACTTGCATATTACTTGTCACAAAAATACAAAGTAGAATATATCCAAAACTTAAAACTTATTTACGAAGATGAATTAAATAGAGCTTTAACAGAAGATGGTTCGTCTTCATCAACTTATTTAACACCGCAGGCGTATTACCCAAATGTCTAATTTTGCACGTGGAAAAAAATCTTTAGCTATCTCAGATCGAAGTGGTCTGGCTTTTCCGTACAGAGAAATGATGTACGAATGGAATGGTTCTTTTGTACATAAAAGTGAATGGGAAGCAAAACATCCGCAATTAGTTGTTAGAAGATTAGTTGGTGACTTAGAAGGCCTAAGAGATGCTAGACCTGCTCGTACAGAACCTGTAGTAGCGACTATGTTAAACGTTAATCCTTTTGTTTCTAAAACTGCAGGTGATCAAAATATCTACATACACGAACCAGATCATAACTTAAGTGTTAATGACATTGTTCGTTTTAGAGGTGTATCAGAAGCATTTAATTCACAAGCTCCAAGTACATCTTGGTTGACTGTTTCAGCTTTACAGACAGCTGTTGGTTTTACAGTTACTGCTGTAACAGATGCAAACAATTACATAATCAACCCAGCGTTTGATGCAGAAACATTTCTTGTTGCAAATTGTGTACCAGGAACTACTACATTATATATTGATATGGATGGTGTTCTAACAAACTATTATCAAGCTATTGCTGCTTTTAATAATCTAACAACTTGGTTTGCTATGACCGCTGAAATGCAAACGGCAACAATAACAGCACAAGCTGCAAACTTTTTTACCAACTTAACTAAACTAGCAAGAGCAGATTCTTTGATAGCAAAAGCCATTGCTGAGAATGGGTCTTACACAATACTAACTACAGACACTGGCTCAGCATCGTTAAATTTACAAAAAACAAATTGGATTAACGCTAATTTTTCTGGTGCGTTAGCACCAACTGCTATACTGTTTGCAACTAATTTTAACAAGGCTCCTTATGGCGGAGCTAATAAAATACTAGTTGACGACACACAACTATACGTAGATCAGTTTTCAGGAGCTGGTGGATTAACATATAAATACTGGCAAAGTCCTGGACCTATGTCAGCTGGGGGTGGACTTGTATCAGCAGGTCCTGTAACATTGTCACCATGACCTACGCAGAAATGATTAAAAATATATTATCTTGGACAGAAACGGATAGTGCTATCTGGACCAATGCAACTACTAATGACTTATTAGACGAACTAATAAGAATGGTTGAGTTTAGAATATTTAGAGACATAGAAATACCAGCAGACCTTGCTTATGAAACAGCAACGGTAGCGGCACCATCAGCAGCACCGGCAAATCAAGCTAACCCACTAGTAGCCATGCCAGGAGCAAATCTGACAGATTTTTCTAGTATTAGATACGCTCAAATATATACAGAAACTAATAATATTCCTAACGAGCGACATTTTATGACAAGAAAAGATTTATCTTTTCTTATAGAATATTGGCCTAATCGTACGACTCCTGCGGCTACAGGAATCATACCAAAATACTTTGCGGTTTGGGACCAACAAACAATATATATTGCGCCTTCACAAAATCAGGCGTATAAGGTAGAATTGGCTTTGGTTAAAAAGCCAACAAGTTTGGTAGACATGAAATCAACGTCTCCAAACACAACGTGGTTAAGTGTAAATGCTCCACGCGCTTTTTTATTTGCATGTCTTTCCGATGCATTTAAATTCTTAAAAGGCCCTGCAGAAATGTTGCAACTCTACGAACAGTCATATCAATTGGCTTTACAAGGATTGGCAACAGAACAACTAGGTAAGAAAAAACGTGACGAATACAGGGATGGCGAACTAAGGGTACCCGTTCCTTCTAATAACCCTTAAGGAGAAAAATTATGGCAATATCACAAGCAGTATGCAATGTATTTAAACAAGAACTGTTAAAAGGTAATCATGACTTTGACGGTGGCGCTACATACAAAATATCGTTATATACTTCTTCTGCAACTTTAGGCGCGACGACAGCAAACTATGCAGCGACAGCATCAGACAACCAAGTAGCAAATGGAAATGGCTACACAACAGCGGGAAATGCTTTACAAAACCCTGCAGTTGTTGGTGGTTCTTCTAGCTCAACTGCGTACGCTGACTTTGATAATATATCTTGGCCAAATGCAAGCTTCTCGGCTGCAGGTGGTTTGATGTATCGTTCAGACGGTCCTGCTCCTACAAATGATGCAGTAGCAGTATTGAGTTTTGGTGGAACGTTCACAGCGACTAATGGTACTTTTACAATTCAATTCCCAACTGCGGGTGGTGGTTCTGAGATTCTAAGACTGTCGTAAGGAGCAAATCTAAATGGCATTTGTTCTTAATGATCGGGTTAAAGAAACCAGCACTACTACAGGCACAGGAGCAATTGCTCTAGGGGGAGCTGTAGCTGGCTTTGAAACATTTGGCTCAGGAATAGGTAACAATAACGTTACTTATTATGCTATTTTTCACACAACCTTAGGCGAGTTTGAAGTTGGTGTTGGTACGCTTGATGGATCAAGTGCTAACCTAACACGAACATCTGTACTATCGTCATCTAACAGTGACAACGCTGTTAACTTCTCCGCTGGAACCAAACAAATATTCTGTACACAGCCCGCTGCAAGGGCCGTGTTTATCGACAATTCCGACACCGTATCTTTATCATCAGGCGTTAGTGCTACCGGCAACAATGTCGCCGTAGCGGGGACCGTGGATGGTCGTGACGTAAGTGCTGATGGTACTAAACTAGATACAGTTGAAACAAATGCTGATGTCACCGATGCAACTAATGTAACAGCTGCTGGTGCTTTAATGACCACTGGTGGCACGATGACTGGTGCAATAAATCTTGGTGATAATGTCAAAGCTAACTTTGGAGCGTCTAATGATTTAGAAATTTATCACGATGGTAGCCATAGTTACATAAAAGATAGCGGAACTGGCGATATAAGAATCCTAGCAAATAGGTTTTTGGTAAATAATACAGGTGATTCAGAAAATATGATTAAGGCTACACCAGACGGGGCTGTAGAACTATATTATGACGCTGTTAAAAAATTCGAAACCAGTGCAACCGGAGCGACCCTGACCGGAGTCTTAGTTGGTGACGCTGTTTCCGGTAATCCAGTTACTACTTCTATTGCTAGTGATGATCTATTAGCAGTTTACGACACATCAGGATCAGCTATTAAAAAAGCAACTATTGCTAATGTCGCAGCACAAGGACCAGCAGGTCCAACCGGCGGTACAGGACCAACAGGTCCAACGGGTAATACAGGACCAACGGGACCAACAGGTCCACAGGGGCCAGGTGGTGATACAGGACCAACAGGTCCAGCAGGTGGCACAGGCCCGACAGGACCAACAGGTCCAGCGGGTGGTACAGGACCAGCGGGCGCAGCCGCAGGTTTTGGAACTCCTACTGCAACCACGGGTCCTATTGGTGTTACTGCAAGTGGTCCAAACACAGCTAAAGTTTTTGCATTTTCTATTCCAGCAGGTGCAACCGGTCCAACAGGTCCTACAGGTCCAGCAGGTGGTACAGGTCCAAGTGGACCAGCAGGTAGTACAGGTCCAGACGGTCCAGCAGGTCCTACAGGT